TGGCGAGAGTAATACCGCCAATCGGTGATTTATGGTTACCCTACGTGCATGGTAGTTGTGCTTGCAACGAAATAGTAGCAGTCCATAACAGGGTTTGTGGTATTCAGGCCGTATCCACCCCTCAAGCTCGTGTTGACATTAAAGGCCAGTTTAAGCGAATGGCTAGTAGGTGCCAATTTGTTGTGCCCTACACTACTGAACAGTTTTTAAATTGCTATACTGGTGTCAAACGTGAGCGTTATAGACAAGCAGCAGAATCATTGCAAGCAATACCACTGTGTAGAAAAGACGCTAATATACAAGCGTTTGTAAAGGCGGAAAAGATCAATCCAGAAAAACTAAGCCCTGACCCCAGATTGATCCAATACCGCAATATGCGATATAATATTGTTATCGGTAGAGTTCTAAAGGCCATGGAAAAACAGCTGTATGCTATCAAAGTGGGTTCGTTCCTCACACCCGGGATAGCCAAATGTTTGAACTCAAAACAACGAGCGGCAATGTTGTTGGATAAATATGCCAAGTTCAAACAACCAGTTGTATATACCCTTGATTGTTCTAGGTTTGATGGACATGTAACACCGCAAATGCTTGAATGCGAATTGAATTTTTATATCAGTCTGTGCCCCAACGATTTGGAGTTTGCGCAAGCTATTAAATGGCAGATGAACAATAAGTGTTACACATCAAACGGCGTTAGATACAGAACAACTGGTAAGAGGTGTAGTGGGGATATGAATACAGCGTTGGGAAACTGCATGCTCATGATAGCTATGATTAGCGCAGCTATGCGCACATTAAAGGTAAAAATTTGGGACATAATAGACGACGGCGACGATTGTTTATTATTCATCGAAAGTGATGAAGAACATAAGTTGGCCGGGCTCGCGGACTGTTTTGCAACTTACGGGCAGGAGCTCAAATTGGAAAATCGAGCCACTAACATCTATGATATAGTGTTTTGTCAAACACGTCTATTTATGGGAAAAATCCCTCGAATGGTTAGATCATGGCGAAAAGTGTTGGCACAGGGAACATCAGGCTCTACAAACTGGCCAGAAAAAGCAATGGTCAAACCCATGTGTCATGCAGTTGGATTATGCGAGTTTGCGTTGAATCAAGGAGTGCCAATCATGGAAGAATATGCACTGGCTCTTATACGCAATGGCAATGGAAAAATACCGAAACGATTTACAATGTTAGATGCTGGCGCAGGCTTTAGAGCTGGCATTGAATTAAATACAAACCAAACTGCTGTGTTACAACAGCAAACCATAGTGCGCTCAAAAATAACAGTTCTTGATCGAGTACACTATTGGCAAATTAGTGGTGTGCTACCACAACGCCAAGTGGAGATAGAGAATATTTTACGAGGGTGGAAATTCACCCCTA